GTGCTGGAACATCCGGACAGGGTTTTGCTGGTGGTGGCAACACTTCAAGCTATGATGGTTCTGGTGGTGGCGGTTCTGGTAGTGTCGGAATTACTGTCAATTCTTCAGGTTTTGGCGGTGGTTCTGGCGGCACAGGAACTTCATCAACAATAACTGGCGCAAATATTCAATACGCAGGGGGCGGTGGCGGTGGCGGCTCTGCTGCAAGTTCATCAATAGGTGGTCTTGGCGTTGCTGGCGGCGGTAGAGGCGGCACGGGGATTTCTGGACAGAGTGCTGGTTTTGCCGCTACAGCAAATACCGGTTCAGGCGGCGGCGGTGGTGCTTGGGATGGAACAATAAACAATATTGGCGGTGCTGGCGCATCTGGCATTGTCATCATCCGTTATCCAGCAACAGCATCTCCTCCTGTAGCAACCACAGGAAACCCACAAATCAGCTACGCAGGTGGCTACCAGATTTACACTTGGACTTCTAACGGAACTGTAACTTTCTAAAGGAAATAAACATGGCACATTTTGCAAAAGTCATTGATGGCATCGTCACAGAAGTGAACGTAGTTGATTGGGAAACCTTAAACCAAGAAGGTCACCCTTGGGGTCATCCATCACTTTGGGTTCAGACTTCCTACAACACTCATGGTGGTCAGCATCCTGAAGGTCGTCCATTGCGTAAGAACTACGCTGGTATCGGCTACACATACGATGCAGCCCGTGATGCTTTCATTCCTCCTAAACCATTCCCAAGCTGGCTTTTGAATGAAGATACTTGCCTGTGGAATGCTCCTGTTGCTATGCCTACTGATGGCAAGATGTACACATGGGATGAATCGACCACATCGTGGGTTGAGGTTGTCGCTCCTGCTGGAGAATAACCATGCCTCAATACAGCGGTATGTTCACGCTGTCACAAGCGTCACAGGCTATTCGTGAGCAGAATTGGCCGGGAATAGCTCCACCTAATGTGGAGTACTTGGTTGTTGCTGGCGGTGGTGGCGCAGGCGGTGCAGGTGGTGGCGCAGGAGGTTTGCTTGCTGGGTTTGCTGGTGTTACTGTCGGTTCTGCTTTGACTGTGACCATTGGTGCTGGTGGTAGTGGTGGCCCAAACGAATCAACAACTCCAGCAACTAATGGGCAAAATTCTGTATTTGGAAACATTACTGCCCTTGGTGGCGGTAAGGGCGGCACTTGGTTTTTAAGTGGAACAAATGCTGTTGCTTTAGGTGGAACTGGTGGCTCTGGAGGTGGTTCGGCAGGTCAACTTGCATCTATATTTGTTGCTGGCGCACAAGGAACATCAGGTCAAGGCAATGCAGGTGGTTCTGTAATTGGAGCAACAGGTTCTCCTTTCTATCAAGCAGGTGGCGGCGGTACTGGCACTGTTGGTTTAAATGCCAAACCTGATGCATACGCAGGTAATGGCGGCGCTGGTATTGCCTCTGCAATTTCAGGAATAGTTACGGCATATTCTGGTGGTGGTGGTGGAGGCAGAGCAAGCGGCGGTACAGATGCAAGCACAGGGAAAGGCGGTGCGGGTGGTGGTGGTGATGCTGGCACTACTGCAAGCAGTTCTGGAACCAATGGTGGCACAAACACGGGCGGTGGTGGTGGTGGATCAAATGGCGCAGCCAATGGCGCAAACGGCGGTTCAGGCATCGTAATCATCCGCTATCCTGACATTTTTGCTGCACCAACAGCTACCACTGGCTCACCAACTGTGACTGTCTCTGGTGGGTTCCGCATTTACCGCTGGACTTCCAACGGTTCAATTACGTTTTAAGGTTAGTTATGACGGATGAATCTATGGATACCCGTATGTCAGTTCACGAAGCCGTGTGCGCTCAACGCTACGAGAAAATAAACGACTCTCTTAACGCTGGAGAAAAGCGCATGACTAAGATTGAATATCTTTTGTACGCTGTAATCGCTGCTGTTCTTCTTGGCCCCGGTGTAGCGGCTGAGATGGTCAAAAAATTGTTTGGCATATGAAAGATTGGGCCGTTAGCTTTATTGCTGCGGCCTGTCTTATTGGGCTTGTCGTGTGGTGCGTCAAAGTTTTTATTGAGGTGTTGCGATGATTGCCGAAATTGCTGCTGCTAATGCGGCCTTTGCTGTAATAAAAGGTGCTTTGGCTAACGGCAAGGAACTGCACCAGCTAGGGTCAAGGGTCTTTGATTACTTTGACAATAAAGCCAAGATTCAAGAGTCTGTCACCAAGAAAGGTGGCGGCTCTGACCTTGAGGAATTTATGGCGCTTGAGCGTCTTAGACAACAGGAAGAAGAATTGCGCGAACGCATGGTTTACGCTGGCAGACCGGGAATGTGGGGTGATTGGCAAAAGTTCCAAGCGCAAGCTGCCCGTAAGCGCAGGGAAGATGCTGAAGCAGCCAAGCGAGAGAAAGCCCGTAGAGCAGCGCGTTTAGCTCAATTGACCGAGTACATAGCCCTTGGCATGGCCTCACTGGTCTTGGCTGCGCTGTTAATTTACGGCATCATTTTGTATATGTTGCATTTGCGATGAGCGATAAACCAGAAACAGTTTTAGATAAGGTGCTGTCTTATGTAGACAGCCCGTTTAAGCTGTTCGCTGTTTTGGTGATGGGCGTGGTGGCGTTTGTTGGTTACTTTCTGTGGCAGAACCAAGAATTTATGCGTGACGCTTACAAAGAATCTAAGAAGCTGCCGGAGATAAACACTTCACGTGCAGATGACGCAAGTTCAATGCTTCTCAAGAAAACAGGCGCTACTGTAGTGGCTGTGTTTAAGGTCAATCCGTTATTTAACAGTCGGGTGCTTTACAGGGCATACACCAAAGAAGGTAGAGACAAAACCATTGAAGACATTGATGTTGGTTTGTTTAGTCAGAACCAATCTAACAACGCTGATGTTGTCAGGTTGATGACCAATGAAATTCCGTGCGGAGAATATCGCTACGCTCAATCAGAAGTGGGCTTGTGGTACTTGGAAAAAGGTGTGGGGTTTACCTGTCGGGTAAGTGTTCCACCTGACTCACATCGTTTTGTTGGACAAGTAACTGTAGGTTGGGCAGAGCAACCACAGGACATTCAACAAGTTAAATTCATGCTGGAGATCGCCAGCGCAATGCTAACCAAAAGGGGCAACTGATGCTTTCACTTATTTCAACACTTGGCGGTCTGCTGATTTCCGGCTTACCTAAACTACTGGAATACTTTCAGAACAAAGCCGATCAAGCGCATGAACTAAAACTGGCACAGGTACAGACCGAACGTGAATTACAACTGGCGGCTGCTGGCTTTGCAGCACAGGCCAAAGTTGAGGAAATACGCACAGAGCAAGTGGCTATGGAGACTGATGCAAGGATGACTGAAGCGGCGCTTGCTCACGATGCCAAGGTGCTTGAAAAGGCTGCTACATGGGTATCTAGCTATGTGGGCACTGTGCGCCCAACTGTGACGTATATTTTTGTGCTGGAACTGGTAGCCATTAACGCTTTCATGGCTTGGTATCTGTACCAGCATCCAACGCTTATCACCAGCATTGATGATGTTATTCGTTATTCAGAAATAATTTTTAGTTCTGACGAAATGGCTATGCTTGGTGGAATTTTGGGGTTTTGGTTTGGTTCACGCACTTGGAGCAAGAAGTGAAACTAAGCAAGGCGGGTGAAGACCTGATGCACAGGTATGAAGGGTTTAGGAATAAGCCCTACCTATGCCCTGCTCACATCTGGACGATTGGCTACGGTCATGTGCTGTACCAAGAACAGATCAGATTGCCTGTGGTGCGTGTGCCTGATAAGCACACACCAATGATTCGCAAAGAAATGCCATTAAAGCCGGAGGACAGCCGTGTCTGGTCAAAAGAGGAAATCAACGAATTATTCCGTGTTGACGTTGCAAATTTTGAACGTGGTGTTTTACGACTTGTTCCCGGCGTGGTTAGCCGCCAAGGCAGCTTTGACGCTCTGGTCAGTTTTGCCTTTAATGCAGGGCTAGGAAATCTACAACGTAGCACCATACGCATGAAAGCTAACCGTGGCGATTGGGAGGGTGCTGCGGAAGCATTCATGGCATGGACTAAGGGTGGTGGCAAAGTGCTACCGGGACTTGTTAAGCGGCGGGAAGCTGAGATTGCTCTGTTTCTAGCTGAATGAGCAATTCAAGGTAATGGATTGCTTTTCGTAGATCAGCCTCGCCACCTTTGTCCCTCCAGCGAGTGACGTATTTCACTACGTTACCCTCGCAAAAACCTAAGTTGTTTGCGTGGATGTACTCAATAGGCTGGATGCCTTTAGCGCGGTAGTGATCGCCACCAACTTGTTGTTGCAAGGCAGACATTACGACTCCTTGATAAAGATGCCTTCTGGCGACAGATAACCCTTGCGGTCTTTAATCTGCTCATAGGCATGGGCAAAACACTTCACAAGGTCAAGATCAGCAGTGGCGCAACCCATCACAAGGGTAACGAGAATATCGCCATAAGCGTCAATCATGGCCTCTCGGTCATTGTCTGCAATTGCTTGCATCAACTCGCCAACTTCCTCTAGCGTCTTGATGGCTTGCGCTCTTGGATTGCTGTGCTGAACAATCTGGCGAGCCTCTCCCCACCTGACAACTTCCATTTCAATATCTGCGTAACTCATGCTGTCCACTCTCTTTCATTGCGTCCTGAATTTGATTTAACAATGTTGCCTGTTGGCATAATTAAACCCATAACTTTTAACTCATTGAGTCGTCTAGCAACCTGATTTCCATCAAGGCCAGTATGTTTTGCAATACCATCTTTGCCAAGTGGCCCGTTTTTTTCTAAGCATTCAAGGATAGTTTTTAGATGCTTGGCTGAGACTTCTTTAACCGAGTCTGCTGCCTCAAACGATGTGATGGGATCGTCCTTCCTGACCCTTGGGAAAAAGTCTAAAGGATTGCCAAAAAAGTCTTTTAGTTTCATGTCTTGTCCTTGTAAGGTGGGTACTCGCTGCGTCTGTGACTGACATAGAGGTCAGTGTCTCATTTCCTTTTCACAGCATCCGCTTTCCCCGGTTAATCAAAAGTTAATGTCATCATCCTTAGGGAAACCGCTTTCTTTCTCTCGCGGTTCATTGATGTATGCCCAACCATTCCAACCACCATCCATCAGGGGCATTACGTCAATCTTTAGCATCTCACCGTTCTTGGTTTCAATGATTGAACCAACACGGGTGTAGCGATTCTTTTCCTGTCCTTGGGCATTGGTGTACTTGCCTGTGATTACAGAGATTTCTTTGAGCAATTTAGCCATGTTTTCTTTCGTTAAGTTTTTCAATTTTTGTTTCAAGTTCAGCAAGAAACCCCGTGATCTCAGCCTCTAGCATCTTGACGTATTCCGCATCAAAATCTACGCGCTGAATAAAAAGCTGCAAGCCCTCGGGCATCCTTGGGTCAAAGCTAACAAAGTCACACCATTTGCGACCAGTTGAAGCCATTTGCCATTGCATCTGAGGAATGTATTTGCTTGGCGCTTTGCCAGATAACACAGTCTCAATGTGCGTGGCAGTGTTTGGGCATTTGATTTCAATCAACCCATCTTCACCAACTAACCCATCTGGTGATGCGCCAGCGTTAACGATAGTGTCATGAATAACAAACCCAATCTCATCAACCAATACG